GTGTACAGTCATGATTCTTGCATCCTCTGAATAAATTTCATTGATATATCTTGCCCAATATACATTGAAAAGATTGTTGTTTGTATATGCAGAACCAATCAACTCACTATCAAATGAATAAGGATATCCTCCACCCCATCTCAAATCTTTTGTACTGCTTGTAACAGGGTTTGAATCAAAGTTGCTACAATAAGGATATGCAGTCAGTGTTCTGACAGTTTCTGCAACACCATCCCACATGTAAAAATTTGTGCCTAAACTATATGTGCTGCCTCCATAATAGAACAACTTTGGTTTTGTAGTAATTCTTGAAACATCTCCACCCTCTAAACTGTAAGACCTATGAATTAAGAATTTTTGAAAATTCACATCCAATGATTCTTCATCAGGAAGTGTTGTTGCAATAAATGGTGAATAAATTGAGTTGTTTTCCAATGGTGTGTCTTTTGCCAACTCTTTGTCTTTGTTGTCTTGTGTGAATTGCCCATATACTTCTCCAAATGTTTTCTGATGGTAGAAATTTGTTTGGTCATCATCCTCCAAATCTTTAAACTCAATTTTTTGATTCATCAACTCATTGTTGAACCTGACCAAAACCTCTTTTGATAAATCCAATTTGTCCTCCCAATCTTTTGAAACACCTGCATCTAAATAGTCATTAAATGGTTCAATTTTCAAGTGTGATTCCTGTTCAGGATTTGGAACAACAACCAAATTGAATCTTTGAATTAAATCCTTTAAAAAATCTGCCTGTGTAATATCAGGACAATTGTCAGGAATGAAAACAGTCATATTTTCTTTGCCTGTGTTAGTCCCTAATAACTCAAAATAACTGTCTGTTTTTAGTGTGACTGCAACCTTGACTGATGATGTTTCTGAATAGTTGCCAACCTTAAATGTAATGATGTCTCCTGCACTGCAATCAATTCCATCAAATTCACTTGTCCAGGAATTTGTAGATGGATTGGGAGAGACACCACCTGCATCACAACTGTGGTTGTTGTATTCTTGTTGTTGTCCATTTTTGTAGATTCTTGCTTTGACATAAATTTCATCATAGTTAGTTGTAGAACCCTCAGAATGTGGACTATAAATTTTGACCTTATATCCAAACTTGTAATTGCCAGGTACTACAACTGTGTATCCTGTTGATGATGTCCAATTCTCATCTACATCATAGTATCCATCTGCAGCATCTTCATCATTAAATTGAATGTATGTGGTAGTATTTGCAGCCAATGGAACATCTGCAGAGATTCCCACTTTCAATCCACCAATAGGGTCAGTGAACAACTCCTCATTTTCTGTGCCTAACAAAAACCAAAGTTTCCCAAAATATGAACCATCAATAAATGATGAGGTATATGAGAAACCTGCTTTTGCAATAATTTGTTGAAATATAGTTTTAAGTTTTATTGCAGGTTTTAAATGAGTAGGACTAATCATCAAATCTTTCAAAAGTTCTAAAGAGGTGTTGATTCCCAACCCTGTTTGTGTTGCATGATAAGTGATTGGTTGGTCATCTGAGCTTGTTATTTTTGCATAATCTATAATTGGATACAAAATGTCACTTTTTGTTTCTCCTGCAGTATTTGTTAAACCACCTGTCCAACTTCCTGTCACATTGCTATAGTTCAACAAGTGATTCCATTGTGTGTCTAATGTCACACCATCACTCACATCTCTGAATGCATCAATCAATTTTTTGTCTTTTATTTGTGAGAATAAATCTGCACCCTCTCCAAAAATTACAACCTCATATAGTTTTGCTTTTTGATAAATGTTTTTGACTTGCAAAACTCCTTGCAGTTGTGGAATACTATCAACATAAATTGTTGCATTTGTTCTTTTTTGTGGATTGAATGTTGATGTTGTCAAGTTTACCTCAAAGCAATTTTCAAAAAACTGATTGTTTGTTTGTGTGAAAGGAACTTTGAATGTGTGTGAATAAGATGAATTCCTTTGTTCAGGATTCCTTATATCTGCAAAAGAATAATTGACAGAAATTCCAGGTGCTTCCTGAATGTCAAGAAATGTTGGTGTTTCATCACTTTGGTTGTATGCTACTACTTGAATCATATTGCAACCCTTTGTTTTTTACTATAGTTATATGTCAAAGTATATTGGATTTGACATTTGTCATTGACTGATGTTTTCTTTTTATATTCTGCAGATGTTATCACAACAGGCACAACTGCAGGACTGTCTGCATCTATTGTTTGTCCACTTACTTTGTTGAAAATGTCATTTTCTGTGTTTATTAGATAAACATCATTTGATGTGAATAAGTCCTCCAACCACTCTGCTTGTATTTCAGTTAAATAGTCAGAGTTGACAGTTTCTTGATATGTTGCATCTGTTTTCAATGTTTCTGTTCCTCTGTTCCAAGAATTTTCAGTGTATAATGTTGAATTGAATTCTCCAATTGGTTTCTCCATTGATGTTCTTGTGATAGATAGATTCTTTTCATCTTTCTTCTTGAATGTAAAATAGTCCCATTGTCCAAATCTGTTTTTCCAGGCAAGTTGTTTCATTGGATATTTGCAGTCATTACCACTCAATGAAAACCTATATTTTGTTGTCTTTTGTGTTGCAGAACCATCTGCACCAAATACCTCATAATAGGATGCAGTTGCATGATTGCTGATTTGCATATCAGAAACAAGAGTTTGTGTGTTTAGATTCTTAACACCTACACCAACAAAAATCAACCTCTCTGCATCAGTGTTGACCTCACTTGATGGATTTGCACCTCCATTTGCATTTGTATTCTCAAAATAATCATTTGAATTTAGTTTTGATCCTGCTGAATTAAATATTTGAACATATAATCTATTTATTTGACAATTTGTTGAATCATTCAAAAAAGCCATTGTCCTCCATTCATTATTGCTGACAGGAATTGTTTGTGCTTGTGTTGTGTAGTCAGGCATATTTGTCAAAAATCTTTTTGATGTTCCATTTGGAATGAATTGTCCAAAATCATAATTCCCACTTGGTGATGAGGTCAAGTATGGAACTGATGCCTGTATGCAATAGACAACATCCTCTGTGAATTCATCTGCATAGACAGTTGGTGCAGTTGTAGCTGATGATGCATACTCAACACCAAATTTGCAAATAACTGATTCAAGAGATGAATCATTTTCAGAGAATGGATCACCTGTGTTGTTTTTAGGCAGTAAGTGAATAGGTGTTGTTGTTGAACTTTGATTCACCTTTGTTGGATATAGATAAGAATTGACAATTTTTGAAATATCAAACACACCTCTTGATTGTGCATTTGGTAATTGTTTCAACCTTGCAACTTTGTTGTCTGATGCAGTTCCATTGATATACACATCACATATGTATCTGAATTTTGAGTTTCCTGTCCTTGCATCATCATAGGCAACAAAAATGATTGGTTGTCCTGTCCCTGCAAATAGTGATGGTTCTTGTGTTGCTGAATATCCCATTTTTTATGTTCTTTAATTATTTAATATATCATTCATTTCATCTGCAAGTAAATTCTCAACATCCTCTGCATATGCAGTTTCTGTTTTACTTATAAAATCTCTAGTGTAGAATTTGTCAAATGCTTTTGTATAAAACAAAGTCCTTTCCAAACCTCTTTGAAATATACTTCTCTGAATCAAAAATGTCAATGTTTTGTTAGATATGAATTTTCCTGTTCCTTTCACTTTTGTTCCATCTTTCTTTGTATATCCTTTATCTCTCCCTTGAATCCCTCTTTGTTTTATCCAGGTTGATATCTTGTTTTTAAACCTTTCCCAACTTCCTCCAAACTTACCACTCCCAAATCTATATGGACTACCAACTCCTCTTGCCTTTCCACTTCCTTTGAATCCTCCTACACCTCTGACACCCTCATCAACAAAGTCACCATAGTCAGTTGACAAAAAAACCAATTCAAATCCTGTTTTGCCCTCTTGAAATGCAGTTGCCCTCAATGACTTTGAAAGTGTCCCTGTGTTGTCCTTTCCTTTTGATTTTAGATTCTTTCTTCCTTGTTTGACAACTTTGTCAGCAAACAACTGAAAAACCTTGTCAGTTCTTGGAAAAAGAACTTTGGTGAATTGTCCTCTTTTATTTCTTACTATTAAACTCATTAACTTGAATAAGGTGCAATGCACAGATTGTTTTCATTGTGAACCTGGATTGTGATGTTTGCATTCCATCCTGTCAATAGATTTGCAAATCTCTCAGTAAATGGTTCACATGATATTGGAAATTCAATGATGTATTCATCTTTGTCTGATTCTCTGTTGTCAACTGTTGTTGTTCCTAAAAATGAGTCACTTGATTTGATTTGTCTGAATTCTGCAATGACATCCTTGAGAATCAAAAGTGTGTCACTATAAGAATCATTGATACCTGTGTCATCCTCTTGTGTTTGGTCAAGAATGAAAATCTCAACTGAATAAGTCATTGTCCTTTCATCAATGGTTGTTGTGGATGGTTGCAGAAACATCATTGGAAATTGAGTTGCATCCATTTTCTCAACATCAATCTCACTCAATTCACCTGATTCAAATTTGTGAATTTGAAAATGCTTTGTTGCAATTTCATTAAATGCATCTACTAAATTTTTGAATGTAATCATTTTATTTAATTGTTTGTGTCAGTTGTCTTTCTTCTCTGTTTTTGTCTTGTTCATAAGATAGTGTGTTCAATGCTAACAACACAGGCAGTTTTTCAATCTCATCAAATCTTGCAATGTTACCTGATGCAAAATGATAGATTATTCTGAACCACCCCCACCTGTCTCTCTCATCAGTTCCTCCACTTTCTTCATTTCCTCTTGATTCAAATAGTTTGGCATAGTCCCTACCAATTCCTGACCTAAAGTCAAAAAAAAATTAGATGCTGCATATACAATGTCCATTGGTAATTCTTTGAAACTCTCTGCCCTCTTTTTGCTTGGTTTGTATTCTTTTATAGTGTATTTGCCATCTTTCTCATTTTCTATTTCTCTATATAGAATTGACATAATCCAATGCATATTGTCCCAAATTGTGTTTTTGTCAGACAAATAGAATTCAAGGTCTGCATATTCACCTATTGTGATGTCATCAAGTTTTGGAATGAATCCATAGTTTTTGTCATTGAACTTAAATTGCAATGCAAAGTTTTGTGGAACTTTGTCAAGTAAATTATATAAGTGTGTTGATATTTTCTGCACATCTTTGATTCTCATTTTGACTGCAGTGTCAAAAGGTATGTTGCAAAGTGTTGAAATTGTTTGAATCAACATTGTTGCTTTGTTGAGTTCTTTTCTTGTTTCAGTTGTATAGGATTGAAACTGATGGAGTTTTATTTCCTCCCATTTTTCAGGCACATTTACTTTCATGCTTTTTATTATATATATAAAAAACACAAAATCATCACATCACATAGTAAGTTCCTGAATTGCTTGTCATTAATTTATTGAGACAAAGGTATCTCACTGCATCAACACTGTGATTGAATGCATCAACAGGAACAGGTAATGTTTGCCCATTTTTGTCCTGTTTCCATTTATAGTTTCTAAACTCTTTAATTGTGTTTATTGAATTCTTTGTGATGTTTATTTTGTACCTCCTCATTATGTCAATTCCTAACCTCACAGAGTCAGCACCTTTTTTTGCAGGTTTGATGTTGAAATGCATTCTGTATATTTCCTCAATTGACTTTGGTTCTGATGAATCTGCAATGATTTCATTGTGTCTCTCAATTTTCAATTCTTTCATCTTGTTTCCTATGTCTTGATTTGTCAATCCTCTCTCATATATCAATTCATTCAAATAGATGTTTTCATCATCAGAATAAACCTCAATCAATGCAGTTGGATCATTAGAAAAACCCCAATCCAAACCATATCCAACAAACTTGACATTGTCAGGAATTTTATTGATGAGATTTGTATTCCTAAAGATAGTTGACATTGACACACCTTTCTCTCCTAATCCATACACCCTCCAATAGTTGTCATCTACTTTCAATCTTTCAATCTCTTTGATTGTTTCAGGTTCTAAGAATGGATTGTCCAAGTAAGTTGATTTGATGAATGTGCAGTCATCTCTTGTGATGATTTTATCATATAACCAATGAAATTCATCTGATGGATTAAAGTCAATGAAAATCTGTTCTGTTGTTCTCAATGCTAATTGTTGAAAATCCTCAAATGTGAATTCATTTGCCTCATTCATAAATAGATAGTTTCTTTTCCTACCTCTTATCTTTTGAGGTTCATCCACTGCAACAAATTCAATAATGTTTTCATTGAGTTTGTATGTGTGTTCTGACTTGTTGTGATACTTGACATCATAAAGATTCAAATCTTTCAGCAAATCAAAGAAATCTCTCATTGCAGTCCCTTTCAATGCAGGTAGTGTCTTTCTGCATATAGAAAACACTTTGCCTGGATTTTTAAATGCTTTTATTATAATGAGTTGCAAAAGGGAGATTGTTTTTGAGCTTCTTGTCCCTCCTTGATTCACAACAATTCTTGTGGTTGCATTGAAATTCTTTTCAAAAACCTTTGTTGTGTAAATATCCATTTATTTCACTATGTGAACTTTTATCTCATTGAACTTCTCACCTTTTGATGTGATGTCCAGGTTCTCTGAATATCCTCTGTCTCTCCCTTTAGTTTTAAGATAAAAAATGATTGATGTTTCTTTCCCATCACCAATGTTTTTCAAGAGTTTAGATTCAACAAAATCAAGTTGATAGTTTTTAATTTCATTTACTTTCTCTGCAAATTCTTTGTCCTCATTTACCCATCTGTAAAATGTTGCTCTTGAAACATTTGACATTTGACATGCAGTGTGAACAATTCCCATTGTTTTCTCTAATGACTCAATGATTTTTTCTTTTTTGTTAGTTTTTTTCATATCTCTTTTTTATAGTGTCTTATTTGTCTTTTTATTTTTTTGTCCTTTTATTGTTGCCCTTGTTCTAAATTTGTAAGATAAATCAACTGCCTCATCAATTGATAGTTCTTTTATGACAACACAATATTTTTCATTTTTCATTTAATTAAAATTTGAGCAGGAGGATGGATTTGCACCTCATCTCTGTGTTGGATTACACAGTGTTTTAACTATTTAAACTACTCCTGCAATTTGCCTTTATACATTGATATTCCCATTTCTTTAATTTTAGAGAATGGAATTGTTGGAACATTTAATGTGCTTTTTTTGTCTATTAGATAAATATATCTCAACATATATCCTTTTAGTTTTTCTGAATCTTTTGGAATACCTGCTCTCCCTCCTTGTTTTAAAATATTTTTCCCTTTTGTGTAAGTCATTGAAGCAACAATATCTCCATTTGATAACCTTATTATAGAGTTGTTTTTTTTAATACCTGTTAAGAGAAAACCACTTGCTCTGTATATAGTCCCATCTCCACACTGTGTCCCATCTGCAAAACTTAAAATCCATTTAATGTGTGGTGCATTCTTTTTTATTAATTTAATACTAATTGAGATGCATCTACTCTCTGAATTTTTAGGCAAAAAGTCACTAAATGCCATTCTATTCAATTCCAACATTTCATTCCATCCTGTGTTTTTAACCATTGATAAAACTTTAGTTTTCATAAAAGGACTACCATAACTCATCACACCCCCTAATTTTTTATCTAAAAAACAACCAAAATGCAAACTACTATTTGGAACTACTTTACCAGAGTAATGATGTTTTTTTACAAAATCATTTGCAATTTTACTTGGTATTATTTTTAATATTATCTCTTTTGCTCTACCCATTTTGATACTAATAAATATAATGCATTCCCATTACTGTTTTCATTTCCAAAAGTTTCACAGTATTTGAAATCATCTGTCTTTTTTATTTCTGTTATTTTGTTTTTTATGTACTCCATTTGTTTATCTGCAAGAGTAAATGTTATTTGTTGAAATGGAGATTTGTCATCACTATTCAAAGTAAAATCATCAGTAAGGTCATCAGGATTAATCATATCCAAATGCAACTCTTTTTCAGTGAAACCCCAATGAACCAACTCCTCTAAATTAAAAGAGTTTGCAAGAATATCAATATCAAATTGTCCTGTGTTTTTGTTTGACCTGATATTGTATTCCTGGAACTCCTCCTCTGTCAATAGTTTTGAGGGAACTCTGACATCAATTTCATAGTCAGGTGAATACATCTCTCTCAATATCTTGATCCTTTGATGTCCTGCAATGATTATGTTGTTTTTATTTACACAAGGTATTTCAGCTAAACCAAATTTTTGAATTGAACTTTTAAGGTTTTGATATTGTTGTCTTGTGATGAATCTTGGATTGTATTCATATTCAATTAAATCCTTGATTTTTCTTTTTTCTGTATTAAATACTATTGCCATTTTATTTGTGTATTTTGTTCCATAAAATTTCTTGTTCTTTTTCTTTTTCATCTGCATATTCAACTGCTTTTTTATGCATCAATTCTTCATTGTTTTCAATATAATATCTATAATCTTCAAACCAATCTAGTTCACCCATTTTTTGACTATTTTGTTCTTGAAGCATTTTGATTTTTGCTTCTTCAAATGTTTTTTGTTTCATTGTATTAATCTTTTTAAATGTTTGATTTTTACTTGTTTGTTAAATTCTTTTGACTCCTCTGCTAACAGATGACAATGTCTGCATAGTTCTGCA